AACGTGCTACGGCGCAGATCGAGGGGAAGCGCTTGTTGAGTGTTACCTCGGGGAAAGTAATGAGTTCGTCCCATGGGATTAGGACGGTTACGCTATTCATGGGCCCGACAGTGGCGTGCATGTATTCGAGAACTTCTCGAGGTAGGGATGCCGGCGGAAGTCGTCGCTGATTGCGAGACGCGAGGCAGATCACAACTCCGTTGATGCCTTTGTGGAGCTGGAGTCGCCAGGAGTAGGTGGCAGTGGTGAAAGCCTTGACCGGCAGCTCGGACAAGGGGTCTTCACCGGTATCGACAACATGCTGGAAGTACGACCTCCAGGCTTGCTCGTGCTCATCCGAAGTGGGGATGTCATCGAAGTCGATGTCCTCGTGGTCGCCATCGCCATAGCGGTCGACGGTGTAACCGTCCTCGGAGGTCCAGTAGTTGGCCAGGTGCCAGCCGACGGGACAGTCCCGCTCGCCGCAGCTCCAGGGTGTGGATTGGTAGATGTCGTGCATCACTCACACCTCACAGGCAGCGGCAGCCCCAGGGGAGCGATTACAGATGGGACAGGCAGCACGCAAGCCAGGCCATTCAAGTGGATCGAAGTAGCTGTTCATTGACTGCCTCAGAACGATGAGGTGATCTTGACGGTGGGCTGCAGATGCGAACCAGGGCGAACCGAACACTCCACTGTGTGAGTCGCTGATGGGTACTTGTCTCTGAAGGCGAGGAAGATCCTGGTCATTGCCTCTTCTGCATCGATGCGATCATTGATCAGATCGATTAGCGTGGGACTGGTGTTCATGCGGCGTCACCGGCAGTAGCCGGGGCAGAAGGTTCATGCAGACGCACCGCGCTGGTGGTCTCAATCCAAAGGCGGGCGCCGCAGCCAAGAGGGTTGCTGATGCGCTCCACTAGGCGGCTGGGGCCCAGGATTTCGACCTCGGTGGCCCAGTGGGTGCGGCTCCTGTACTTGAGCGTGTAGCAGGGGGCGGCGCCGGGGGATTGAGCGCAACGGCGGAGGTTGGCCTGGTTGACGTGGATACGTTTGAGGCCGCCCTCGGGGAAGTAGAGGGTCGTTGTCATTGTTCAGCGCTCCGCCTTGAAGTAGAGGGACTTGCCACTAACGGAGCGCTTCACCAGTTGGCCTTGAGCAACCAGGCGCTCGAGGATGCCGTAGCTGAACCATTGGCGGCTGTCGTTGTAGCCAATGGCGCGGCCTACATCGGTATTGCGGACGCCCTCGGGGTTGGCCTGGATGAACTCCAGGACGTGGCGGTCCAGGTCGGAGGTGGTGAACAGAGGAGCGGGGAAGGTGACGGACGAGGTCATGAGAAAAACGCCGCAAGGCGGCGCGAGAGTGTGGATGGACCGGCAGAGCCGGCTGCGTTGTTGACGGAGGCGCAGCCCTCCGGGGCATGGCTCAGCGCTCTGCCTTGAAGGTCAGCGCCAGGTAGGGCGTTGGCTTGTTGGTGGCGGCGCCGCTCATCTGCTCCAGCTTCTGCTCGTTCTTGATGCGGAGCATCTCGCGGGCCAGGGCGGGGCTGTAGTCCCAGTTGGCGCGGGTGCGCAGGGCGGCGGTGAAGCCGCCCAGGGCGACGGACGTGTCGCCGCTGGTCTGGAGGTGGGCCAGCAGCCAGGAGCGATGCTGCTGGAGCTCCAGCTCGAGCGCGTCGATCTGGCGCTTGAGGTCGGCTGCGGCCAACAGATGGGTATTGAGCTCGTCGGCGCCGGAGCGGCGCACACGCTTGCGGCGGGCGGGTGCGGCGGTGGCGGTGGGGCGGGAAGCGGTGGCGATTGTCATGAGAGAAGCGCCGCAATGCGGCGCGATTGTGTGGATGGGGAAAGGGTCAGAACAGGTAGCGCCTGACATAGACGCGCCCGTAGATCTCGGCGTAGTGCCGGGCCATGAGCAGGGAAGGGAAGCAGCCGGTGCGGGAGAAGGAGCCGGCGAGAGGGGGGCATCCGTCCTCGGGGGGATCCCAGGTGAGGAGGTAGCCGAGGAGCTGACCGGTGGGGTCGCGCTCCGTGCGAACGACGGCCAGGCGCCGGCTGCCGAGATGGAGGGAGCCGGCGATGTCCGTGGAGGTGCCTGGGTCAGGGGTGACCCAGGTGGGTGAGGGAAACGGGGCGAGTGTCATGAGTCGAAAAGCCGGTGTGGATGCACCAGAGGCCCAGGGCGAGGCCAAAGGTGAAGCCGCCCCAGAACCAGGGGCAGCGGTGGCGAGGAGGTGTCATGGGTTGACCCGTTCGTGAATAGGATGCCACAGAACACGGGAAGCTGTCTTTCCGTGGGCGTGGATCGTGACGTCGGCGGAAGCGCCGTCACAAAGCCCGCAGCGGGCGCAGTCGGTCTTGTTGCCGCGCTCGGTGGAGGCGGCGCAGTGGACCGTGCCGTTGGGGTCGGACTCACCGATTGGGGTGACTGTGAAGGTGCGCCAGCCAGCGGCGCGGGCATCATGCAGATCCTGCATAGAGTCGCAGCTGGCCTGGACGATGCCCCGGAGCCAGGAGCCGACGGGGCGGCGCCACTGGTGGGTGTAGCCGGTGCGGCCGGCGACGCGGGGCAGGATGGCTTGCCAGACCCAGGGCGGGACGGCGGCCGGGTCACCGGCGGAGCCCAGGCGGAGCATGACGCCGTCGAAGTCGGACGGCTGGGCCGGGGCGTAGCCGGCACCGTGGTGCCAGCAATTCCAGACGGCGAGCGGGGCCTGCCACCAGGCGACGTAACAGGTCCCGTTGCGTTTGTGGGGGCAGTCGCCGCAGACGCTGGCGCCGGCTTCGCCGGCAAAGGCGTGGTGCGGGGGGATGTCCGCCCGGAGGATCCAGGTTTGGATCATGGCGCCGGTTTTGGTGTTGCCGGAGCGCTCAGCGAAGCCGGTGGCGATCACCACGATGGGGGCGCCATCGAGGAGGGACGGGCCCTGGTAGAGGACCCGCCCGTTGGGGTTGGTTGGCATGGCAGCTCACGCAGGGATGGCAGCGCCGAAGGCGGCGTAGTCGGTGAGCCGGTCGCGCAGCTGTGTGTCTGCGACGTGGGGGAGCACGGCGGCCCAAGAGGCGCGGTAGGTGTCACCGCAGTGGGCGCACTTGACGATGGGAAGCAGGCCCTCACCTTTGTGGTTCTTCACCATGTAGAGCACCCAGTTGACACTGGGCTTGCCGTTCCAGTGGGCACGCATGCCGGGGCCGACCTCGGGAAGTCGGGCGCCGTGGTGGCAGGGGACGCTGAGGAGAAGCCCGCTGGAGTGGTGAAGCTGGAAGCTGCCGGGGGTGGCGTCGGGCATGTCGAAGTGGATCACCTGGCCGGTCTCGGGGTCGGTGTAAGGGGCCAGCGGGACCGACGCTTCGTAGTTGTCGTAGTCGCCGGGCTGGCGGTTGTCTTCAGAAGGGAGCGGGAGGCGGAACCAGAGGCCAGGTTCGCGAAGTGAGTAGCCGGGGGACTTGACTTTGTCGATGTCATCCCAGCGGAGGTAGTACATGCACTCGCATGTGCCGATCTTGATGTACTCGTTGTCGCGCTTGCGGTTGGTGTATTCGCCCATGAGAGAGGGTGCTGATCACAGCTTGGGTGGATGAACAAAACGGCGGAGCCGTAGGCGTGAGACGCCCAGGAGCCCGACTCCGGGTGGGGAGAACGGGCTCGGGGGAGTGTCAGTCGGGAAGGGTGCCTTGTTCCAGGTCGTCAATACAGCGGCCAGTGGCGCGTACTGTGTTTGCAATGTTGTCGAGAGTGTCGCTGTTCCACTCTTTGCCATCAAGAAGGCCCTGGATTAGATCCAGGGCGCGGGAGTCTTCCATGTTGCTATGGGTGTTCTTCATGGCTGCCAATCAAGAGGGAGTTGTATCTGTGCGGGGATGTTGTGGATTTGGCGCAGCAAAGAACGCCGCTCAAACTTGAGGCGTTCGGCGGCGTCACCAGTGAGGCGGTACAAAAGCCGGTCGATTGTGTCGACGCGGGCTTGCATTTGGGTCGGAGTCATGACTACGTGCAGGTGGACTTGTCTTCTAGCCACATAACTTGCGAGCGAATACGATCTATCGCCGAGGCATAAGTCTGCGGGTCACTAAAAGCGAAAGGGGCCTCTCGGTGCAGACGCCGATACTCAGAGTCGAGCAGTAGACGCAGCCGGTAGAACTCTTGTTCAGTCAGGTTGAGCTGAAACATAGGGATTAGCTGTAATAAGTGATCTCAGCACCGGCGCCGTGGCGCTGGAAAAGGTCGGCGGCATACTCCGCCGAGATGGTGCGGGCGGCCAGTTGGCGCCCGGCTTGGGTGCGGGCCTCGCTGAACCACCAGCCGGGGCCGTGCATTTCATTGCGGCGGAAGTGGACCCAGGCGGATTGGGCGGGGACGAAGACAGACCAGCTGTAGATGCGGGATAGAGAAGACATGGGCAGTTCAGTTCTTGAATGGGACACGGCGACGGGCGAGTTCATCGGCGTAGGTGAAGGCTTGGTCTTCATAGAAGCCTTCACGCACAGTGTTGAAACTGCGCATGTTTGCTGCGGCCTGGCGGCAATCCATGATGATGTGACGCAGGGCGCCTACATCTAGGGTCTCTGCATGACTACGCCAGCGGTCAAAATCCGCTGGGGTTGCGTACTCGATGATCATCTCAGCCTAGGTAGAGGTAGTCACACTCACCGGGATTCTCCCGGCAATCGCATGCCCAGGTCCATAGGACACGCTCACGATTGGCGTGGTGATCCTGAAGCTCACGTTCATTCCATGCGCCGAATCTGCGCAGATAGTCGCGGAACAGCCACGCGGGGCCGTCGAATTGAAGGCGTTCGACCCAACGGGCTACAGACTCATCTGCAGCGCGGCCAGGGGCGGCGCAATCCATGATGCACTCCTGAGGGAGCTGGCGCCGCGAGTTGCGGCCTTCGAACCAAAGGCTAGAGAATGTCATGAGAGAGAGAGAGAGAGAGATAGCAGATAACCGGTTCAGGAATCAGACAGCAGAGAATGCGTAGATATAGCCGTTGTCATACGACTGAACGCCGATTGGCTTATTCTCAATCAGCTGCATGTGTTCGATAACCCAGGCACGAGCTGCCACAAGGTGGTTATCAGGCACAGAAAGGTTGTGGCTGTATTTGATGTTAGTTGCACCCCGCGAAAGCGTGGTGTTGGCAAGGCTAGCGCGAATCTTGCCGCCTTCGCCTATGTAGCGAGTTCGGACGAATACCATCTGTTGCATGATGCTTACCAAAGCTTGAGTGGATGATGGAGCAAAGCTCCACAGCCAAGCAACCCCAGACGCAGTGCGCCTGGGGGATGCCTGGGGGTGAAGGTTTGTGCGTGATAGGCAGAGCCGAATGCCCATTGCCCGGTGGTCACGCTGGCCACCGTTGCGCAGTATCACTGCGCTGCGTGCTGACAGGAGAGCCTGTGCGCACCCTGGTTGCCTCATGTCAGCAACCAGGCCGGATGCGTGATGTAGCAGAGCCGGACACTATTAAGCGTTTCCCCGTATGGGCCCAACCCCATAGAGCAGTAGTACGTTGCACCTACCGCACGGAAACGTTTGTGACAGCCACTACTTTGCTGGGCGTTCTACACCACTACGAAGGGTCCGCATTCGGATTAAGGGTCAACACCCACCTGGACCTTTCGGTTGATCACTACTCCGCCCCTCACCGGCTTCTGCCCACATGAAAGTGGGGCCGACTTGTCGGGGGTTTCGCCTTACTGGGGTACTAGCCCAGTTCCCTACTCATTCCAGGCCCTAGCGCCCTCGCCCCCCGAAGGGGTACGTGGATCGACGGCCGTGGCCTATGACTCCAGGGTTGATCGCCTGGCCGATGAATCAAGTGTGGCACACAAGGCGCCGATTGTCAACCCTTGCCGATTGGCTTGGATTGGCCGAACGGATCCGACGGAGAGCTGGCCTGTGGCCTAGGCTCTGCGAGGTCTGACCCGTTCGATGAATCCAGCATTGCACAGAGCCGCCGGATTGTCAACCCTTGCCGATTGGCTCAGGCTGATCGCTGAAGCAGGCAGGGAGAGCCCGCCCCTATGGGGCAACGGCTCAGGCCGGCTCGCTTCAGCGATGAATCAAGCATTGCACAAGATCCGCAGTCTGTCAACCCCTAGGCCGCTGGCCAAGGTGGAGAGAACCGCACGCGGGCATCGCGTGTGCGCACACCTGCGCGAGTGTAGCACACCATCCGGCAGCCTGTCAAACTGTGCGCAGCGCTACAGCTTGAGCGCAGCAGTGCGAAGCACACTCACGACACTTCCACTACTACAAGAAAATGTATATGTATGAGGGATATTGTGTATGTGTTTACTCGTTTCGAGCTTTGTTAATAAGGCCGTTGATTATATCTGCAGTCGTCACACCACGGATGACACATTGCTCTCTAAGCCACTTGATATTGGCTTCGGAGAGAGTTGCACGGATCTGGAGCTTTTCCCGCTCTCGGGAGACGAGGCGGTTGGTGCGGGAAGCTGCAGCGCGAGACGTTGGGGAGGACCAGCGCAGGAAGATCGCCTCTTCCAGCTCGCCTTTCTCTACTGCGACCTTCAACCTGTTGTGGACTGCCTGGCGGCTGATGCCGTAGACCCGGGCGGCATCGGCCCATTTCACAAAGCCGTCACGGGCGTAAAGCTTCTCGCAGGTTGCGCGAAGCTCCTCGAGCGTCACATTCGAGCGGGCGGAACCGATCGGCATGAGGTGCGGATGAAAGCATAAGTCTTGCACGCCTTTATGCAACCTGTCAAGCCCGCCGGTAACCCTGGGCGGCCATGTAGAGGCGGAGGCGGTTGAGGGCGCGGTGGCGGAGGTGCTGCACCCGGGCTCGGGGGACCTGGAGCTCGTCGGCGATGTCCTGCATGGTGCGGTTGTCGAAGGCGGTGCCGTGGACGATGAAGGCTTCGGTCTCGGGGAGGACCGAGAGCGCGTCGGCGAGGAGCTCGGTGTCGGCCTGCTCGAGGAGGGCCAGGGTGGGGGTATTGCTGGTGTTGTCGTCCGGGTTGGGGATGAGGTCGACAATGGGGCTCCCGTCGTCGGTGGCGGTGACATCCAGGGAGGCACAGGAGGTGAGGTCCGAGGCGGCGAGGACTTGCTGCACGCGCTCGGGGGTGACGTCGAGGCCCTGGGCGGTTTCGCAGATGGAGGGGGCCCGGCCGTGCTGGTGCTGGAAGTCCCAGGTGAAGCGACGGATCCGCACCAGGGTCTCCTGCAGGTTGATCGGCAGGCGGATGGTGCGGGCGTTGCTGTGGATGGCCCGGGTGATGGCCTGGCGGATCCACCAGTAGGCGTAGGTGGTGATGGCGTAGCCCCGGGTGGGGTCGAAGAGCTCGAGGCCACGGATGAGGCCGAGGCTGCCCTCCTGGATGAGGTCGGGGAGCTCCAGGCCCCGGCCGATGTACTTGCGGGCGACTGAGACCACCAGGCGGAGGTTGGTTTGCAGCATCACGTCCATCGAGCGCCGGCCGGCGCGGGCCAGCGGGCGGGGAGCGGCGGCCCGGCCGCCTGGGTGGTTGACCCAGGCGTGGATGCGGCGGCAGTGGAGCAGCTGGGTCTCCTTGGTCAACACCGGGAAGCGGCCTACCTCGTTGAGGTAGGTGGTGAGCTCGGCGGATGAGTGGGCGGGCATCGACCTCGGGGGTTCACTTGAGGCGCGGGGCCTCGGAGATGGGCAGGGGGACGAGGCCGTCGGTGGGGATGTAGACCACGGTCTTCTCGCCCTGGCCGTTCTGCTCCTGGAGGCCCTGGATGTAGAGCCAGCGGAGGTAGGCGTCGCTGCTGCCAAGCTCGGCCTTGAGGGCGGCGATGGCTTGGGCACTGCCCCGGGCTTTGGTGATCTCAGCTTGGGCTTCGAGGGTGGCGGATTCCTGCTTGGCTTTGGCCTCGAGGACGCGCACCTGGCGAGTGCTCTCGGCTTCCATCAGGGCGGCGCGGCCGGAGAGGGTGCGTTTGTAGACGCCGAACTGGGGCAGGCCCCAGAGGACGAAGGCCACGGCAGCAACGCCGCCGATCGAGGTCAGGATGATGGCAGTGCGGTTCATGGATCGGTCTTCGAGGTCGAACTCAGAGAAGGGCATGACTTAAGGGGCGAGGCGGGCTTTGTGCAGGCGAGTCTGGCCGTACCAGGCGGCGACCTCGGGGGTCCAGCGAGTTGCGTGGGGCCAGATCAGGTCGCAGAGCTGGGTGATCTCGAGCTGGGCGTCGCGCTTGGCTCGCATGTCGGCGAAGTGGAGCAGCGACCGCAGGTTGAACGTCACCACGAAGTGCTGGCGGATCGCGTAGGGGATCAGCTCACGAGCGTGCTCTTCAGCGAAACCACTGCGGAGCTGGGCGGCGAAGTGGGCGGCGGCGTCGTGACAGCGGGCCAGGTCGATGCGGCGGGCGTCCTCGGTGTAGTCGTAGTGAGCGCCTTTGCGGTCTGTATAAGAGCCGACTGGACGAAGGTAGAAGACTTCTTCCAGAGGGCGTTTGTTATCGAGGACATCGAGAATGCGTTGCGAGGTGTAACGGCCGGATTGGACGTCAAATGAAACAGCCACGCGGTGTGTGCGAGCCTGTTGCATGACGGTGTGAGGAAACCAGCCGACATTAAATGTGATTGAGGGGTGCTCCAAAGGGCCGTAGTGACCTCGTTCGCCTGCGAGGAGACGTTTAACGACGATCTCTCCTGCTTTTGATTCAGACGGAGGGTCTTCATCGAAAGCGAAGTTTTCGCTGTAGTCCTGGTGGAGGGCCCACCAGCAGACTGTCTGGGGTTGCTCAGTGTGGGCGAGCACCTCGACGCGGAAGTAGGGGTCTCGGGGTTGGTTCATGAGATGTGCTCCTGGGGGGACCATTCGGCGCACCACCAGTCAGGGCGGACCTGAGGGGGCCACGAGCGGTCTTCGTTCGGGCGAATGGCGTGGCGGCAGCAGTAATGGATGCCTCGATTGCTGCGGGCGGCGTAGCAGTTGCCGCAGTTCTGCTCGGTGACGGGTGGGTAGTGGGTAGTCATGGCTCAGAAGGCGGGGGGTTTGCGCCGGGCCTCGACGGGCGGGGCTGGTAGCCGATGGGCACGCCGCCGGGGCCTATCAGCCGACCGCCAGCGAGCTGAGGCTTCGGCGTGGTGGGCCCACCGTTGCCGTTGCCGCGCTGGATGGGGCCCTCGTCCATGCGGATGAACTGCTCAGCCGGCTCGGAGCGCCGCAACCGGAGTGGTGGCGGCCCGCTGGGCCTGTTGGTGTTCTCGTGGTTGAACCGTGTTCGCCAGTCGTAAGCGGGTGGCCGGCTGCCACCATCCCTGGGCCGGGAAGACTGATGACTTAGGCCCAGGGCATAACCGATGAAGTAGCTCAGCAGGGCGAGCCCCACAGTCGAGGAGGGTGTCATGACCTACCGCGACCCCAGATGACGGTGCGGCGCCAGGGAGCACCGCCGGGAACCTCGTCCCAGTCGCGGAAGTCGGTGTCTTCGTCTTCGCCCTGGGGGGAGAGGAGGATTTCGACTTCACCGTCCTGGTCGGCGTCGTCTTCGGTGGGGCGGTAGGAGGTGATCCAGGCGGTAGAGCTCATGGGCGGCGGCGGCGCAGGGTGGAGATAGGGACGGAGCTGATGTGGAGCTGAAAGACCTCCAGCTGTTCGCCGCCGCTGGAGCAGAGGCGATAGATGGGGAGTCCCTTGCGGAAGAAGCCCGCCTCAATGCGGAATGTCTTGGTGTCGGGGAATCCCAGGACGTGAACCCACTCACCGATGACGAAGCGCCAGGGGTGTTTGAGGTAGGCGAGTTCGTAAGGGGCGTTGGTAGCGGGGATGGCGTGGGGGCCAACCAGAGGGCGCGGTGGCCGGATCTTGCGAGGTGTAGCGGACTTAGTGGACATGGCCGGCAGCGAGAAGACCGTCGATGCGCTCGTAGAGATCGAGCACCGTGCGGTTGTTGTGGATCTGGGCGTGGAAGCCGGAGTAGTCGTCCAGGCCACCATCGGAGCGGTGCTCGCTCGGGGGAGCAGCGGTGTCGCGGTGGACGCGCCAGAGGGCGGCCTGGGGGTAGGCCGCCAGGAGGCCGGCTTCGTTGGGGAAGCGCAGGTCGTCGCAGACGATGTTGTGGCCGGCGAGCAGGAGGCGGTCGGCGCGGGCCCGCCAGGTCTTCAACCAGATGTCTGGGTGAACGCAGTCGCGGCCCCACTCGGTGCCAAGGGTGCGCAGGAGGTGACGAGCGGTAACCCCGAGCGCGGGGATGAGGAGGTGTTTGTCGTAGCGCAAGAGCTGTTTGGCAGCTGCGCGGGAGTAGCCGAGGTTGAGGAGCAGCGGAAGGGGCATCTCCCGGAGCGGCTCAGCGAAGGAAACGAGGTGGTAGTCGAAGTCCTCGAGATATTTTGCGATTGTGGATTTGCCGGCCTGTGGGGATGAGCTGTAGAGGCCGATGATGCGGGGATAAGTCATTAGCGGGCTCGGGTGAAGTGACGGAGGCGTGCAAGAAAGTGGAGATAGAGTTGGTCAAGAGCGTCTTCGTCGAGATCGTGGCGTTGGTATTTCTCGTCAGGGATGGCGACAATCACTGAGGCTTTGTTGATACAGAGCCCTTGAGGGCGATAGACATGGTTGGCGGCATGTCTGTAGGCAGCAAGCTGTAGGCCGTACTCGTAGAGCTTGTCGGGTTTGCACCGGCGATCAGCTGACTTCCAGTCAAGAAGAGAGGGCTGGGATCCGTCCTCGGGGAGATAGGCAATACAGTCGAGGGTGCCGGCGTAGCCGTCGCTATGCCACACCGGGGCTTCCATCACGACCGGGTAGTCGATGGACTCGACGAAGGGGCGGATCGAGTTCCAGTAGGGCGTGACTAGGAAGTTGAAGGCGGGGCGTTGACCGTCCAGGAGGTACTGCTCGACGGCCTCGTGGAGGCGGGTGCCTCGGAAGGCAGCGGTGTTGCGGATGAAGTCGGCGCGTTCTTCGCCGACGGACTCGCGCCACTGCTGGAGCCCGGTCTGGTCCCGGGTGCCGGAGAGGATGTTGGTGACGGAGGCGAAACGACCGTCGGGAGTGGTGTAGGTGCGGCCCTCTTCGGCGTCGTTTCGGATGAGCTCGAAGCGCGGCAGAGCGCGGATGCGGGTGTCAAGCATCGGTCTTGTAGTCGATGCCGGTCTGCGGCGTGAGCAGCGCGTTGAAGTCGCAGTGGAAGAGCTCGGTGAAGCGCTGCAGGAGCTCGGGGTCGATCGAGCGGTTCCTGCCGGAGCGAATGCGGTTGAGCGCGGTAGTGCTGATCCCCAGGAGGGTCGAGAGCTGCGCGGTGGACCAGCCGCGTTTGAAGGCAGCCACATCGATATTGCGCCCGTAGATGGCCAGCAGTGAGGCGGTGTGGGACGACACGGTCATGGATGTGAGAAAGGCGGGGTTGCCCCCGCCCGGTTCTTGAATTGGATGAACGAGCTCAGCCCTGGGGAGCCTCGAAGGGGTCCTTGCCCTCGAAGAGGGCCTCAAGGTTGCAGTAGAGGTCGGCGTACTCGGCCTCGATGGCTTTGGCGGCCGGCTTGGGAGGGGCTGCCACCAGGCTGTACTCGGTCTTCAGGCCACTGCCCTTGCGGGTGAGCTTGATGTCGTAGCCGGTGGGGTCGCCAAAGTCTTCATCCTGGATGTACTTGAAGAGCCCATTCATCAGGCCCTTCTGGGTGAGCTGCAGGATCTTGAAGTCTTCGTTGGCGTAGTCGTAAACCAGGCCGGCCAGGAAGCGGCGGATGCTGGGGGAGCCGTTGTCCTCGATCTTCACGTTGGGGGGAAGATCAGCGTCCTCGGGCTTGTCCGTGTAGCGCACCGGCTTGTTGTCGGTAGTCCAGGCTTCAAAGCCGGTGACACCGGTGCCGAAGAGGCGGAAGCGGTGCTCCTTGCCTTCTTCGAGCTTCGAAGGGTTGACGTATCGACCAGCAGAAGTCTCCTTGGAGACCTGGTCGACTGTTTCAGCGGAAAGCCAGGCGGTTGCAGCAGGCATGGAAGTAGCGAGCGAAGTTCGTAGCAGTCAATTTGAACTCGTCTCAGGCGCGGTGTCTGCGGAGGGCAGATGAAACACGTCGCTCGAAGGAATGGCCAAAGCGTGAATGTGATTGCGAATGATTTGCTCACACACCTCCGAAGGAGACGAGTTCGCGCATCTGGCCAAGTCGACAAGGTGTTGGTAAGCGGTTTCTGTGAGATACAGATGGCGCTTGGCCTTGGGGGCTCCGTAGGCGCGGTGGCGCGTGCCGGAGAACTGGGTCGACTGGTCAGACATTAACCGGAAGAGGGGAACAGGTCAACCTATCCGGTTTTGGTCGTGATGTTTCTTAAGGATCTGCTCACCTTCGGATCTGGCGGAGCAGGTCGTCCTCGGTGGTGGGTTCGCGCCTGAGAGCGGTCACCAAGGCGGCCAGGTTGGCCATTTCAGCCTCGAGCTGGGTGGTGTCGACCGTGGTGAAACCCTGGATGAGGTGCCGCACGAGGTCCAGGTTGGCTCGTTCCTTGGTGGGGTAGTGGGCGTAGAGCACGGAGCTCACGTCCTCGACCACGTCGTGACCGTTCTCGGTGAAGAGGCGGCGCAGGAGTCGCCCCAGCTGGCGTGCGCAGCGCTCGCCCTGATCCGGGGGGATCTTGACCAGAGCAAGGTCGAAGTCCCGGGGCGTGCGGTAGCCGGCGAAGACCTCGACGAACCAGCCCAGGCCGGGGGGTTTGTCGGCCTCGAGGATGGGCGCGGCTTCGCGGTAGTCGTTGCTGGAGGTGCTGAGGGGCAGGAGCTCGCGATCGGTGACGTAGCGGTAGAGGTAGTAGTTCAGGCGTTCTATCGCCACGAAGGTGCGGGGGCCGGGGTTGCGGGAGTCGCCGGCTCGGAGAGAAGCGATCTGGCTGGAGTGCAACCAGCCCTGTTCACCACCCATGCAGCCCCGGGCGAGTTTCGTCATGACCGGGTGGGACCAGCCGTTGCCGTCCATCCAACGGGTGAACATGCGGGCGAAAACAGCTCTGCCCTCGTCGTAGGCGGGGATGGCACTGCCTGGGGCGTCATCAGGACGCGACACGTCGTGAGTGGCTGTAGCCATGAATTGATCTGAAGGTATCACATTCTGTTTTTTAGAGCCGCAGCTTGAACGTGACCGTGGCATTTCTTGAGCAAATCTGGAGCATTCCGTGCGGAAACGCACTAGACCGACTCAGGATGCTGCAGCTAGTGTCCTGTTCTGGTCGGCCTGATCGCTGCGTAGGCGCAAAAAAGAGAGCCCGGGGGGCCAACCCGGGCTCTCTCAAGCGGACCAGTTCAAAACCGTTGTGAGACTACATGAAAGCGTTATCAACGCGCAATGCCGATGGCGTTGACTTCTCCGGCTCGCCCATGGTGCAGTGCCAGCGGGGGGTCTACCCCGATTGGTGGTGCTTCGTGCCAGTAGCCGGCAAGGCCACCTACCTGCGCGAATGGGCCGAGAAGCCCCTTCCCAGGGAGAAGCTCCTCGAGGAGTACAAGAGCAAGGTCAGCTATCGCGGCCTCGGGGTGGTCACCGGGGAGTTCTCCGGTGGGCTGATCGCCGTGGACATCGATGGGCCGGATGCCGATGCCCGCTACCAGGCGGTGGCCGGTGACGCCTACGAGGCCCTGGGCGAGGAGTCCACCATGAGCTGGACCTCGGGGAAGCCGGGCCGGCGGCAGATCCTCTACCGGGTGCCGGCGGCGCTGATCCCGGAGCTGCGCGAGGTCAAGACCGTGATCCTGCGGCTGGATGGCACCTGGCACCTGGGCAATGGCGACATGGCCCGCGCAGCGGGCGTGAAGCCAGCTGCGTCCGCCCTGGGGGAGGGGGCCTATCAGAAGCCGGATTACGAGGAGGTGGTGCTGCGCTTCAACAAGTGCCAGAGCGTGGCGCCGGGGAGCCCCCACCCGGACACGAAGAAGCCGTACACCTGGCTGAACTACAACCACGGCCAGGTGGAGCTGGCCCCGCAGTGGATCCTGGATGTCCTGCGGAGCTTCCGCCAGCCGGTGCGCTGGCTCTCCGAGGAGGACCTGAAGGCGCTGGACGGGGAGCTGGGCGAGACCCTGGTGCCGGAGAAGCAGATCCGGGGCTGGTTCTTCAAAGAGGAGATGCAGGCCCTGCTGCGGCCCCGACTGGAAGACCTCGTCTTCAACCACGTTGCGTTCGACAACTACGGCTGGCGGACCCGGGAGGGGAGCAACCCGCAGCGGATGAGCGGCTGCCCGTGGCATGGGGGCACCAGCGGCACCGCGTTCCAGTATTCGATGGAGAGTGGCTGCTGGGACTGCAAGGCGTGCGCCGTGGGCGGCGACGTCCTGGACTTCATCCACAAGGTGCGGACGAACGATCCGCATGCCGCCCGGCCTCGGGGGGCGGCGCTGGAGACCTACGTGGCGGAGATCGCCTCGGGGCTGGGGCTGGAGTACCCGGCGTGCGCCCAGGTGCAGGAGGTGGTCACCAAGGAGGCCCCGCTGACGCGGATGACGGCGGCGACGTTCTTCAAGGTGGCCCAGCGGACGATCGAGGAGGTGGAGAACCCGGAGGTCTGCCACTTCAAGCTGCTGGAGCTGGCGCGGGATGCCGGCCTCGGGCACGTCTATCGCAGCGGGCCCCAGATCGAGTCGGCGGTGGAGCGCTACCTGCTCAGCGAGCGGCAGCACGAGGATGACCCGGACTGGCAGAAGAAGGCCAGGGGGAATAGGGCGTATCTGATCCCGGACTTCATGTCCAGGCCCAGCACGATCCTGTTCCACGCAAGGGGCGGCCTCGGGAAGACGCGGATCGCGGTGCTGCTGAGCCGGATCATCGGCCGGCAGGAGACGCTCAAGATTCGGGGGCTCAACGTCAAGCCGACGACCTCGGGGAACGTGCTGTTCATCGGCACGGACATGAGCGAGACGGACTACGCCGAGTACCTGGACCAACAGGGGATCGACACCAGCGGGGCCGACAAGTGGTTCGTGTTCAAGCCGTACTGGCAACAGAGCCAGTACCGGCTGCTGGTCAAGTGGCTGCAGGAGCACAAGCCGGCGCTCGTGGTGATCGACTCCCTGACCTCGGTGAGCACCGCTGTGGCAGCCAAGGAGTACGAGAAGGAGTACGCCAACACGCTGTACCGGATCGCCCGGGAGAACGGGGTGGAGTACACGCCTACCACCTTCCTGGTGATTCACCACAACACCAAGGACGGCAGCAAGTTCCGGGGCACCGACGCGCTGCGCAATGCGGTGCATGAGACCTGGGAGCTGCTGGAGCTCAGCGACGAGGAGCGCCGGGAGTACGGCAGCCGGTCCCTGATCCTGAAGATCGAGAAGTGCCGGGGTCAGCGCTCGGGGGACAGGTTCCTCATCCAGGAGGACATCGAGGAGGTGCTGAGCCTGGAGGACCTCACGCCGACCGTGGCGCGGGAAGACAACGGTCTCGGGGATGAAACCCCGAGGACGATCGTGCTGGACCTCCTGAAGCAGGCGGAGGGTCCGCTCTCGGTGAAGGACCTGCGCTACGCCCTCAATGCCCGGCTGGAGGGGCAGCGGGCGCTCGGGAAGCTGGTGAGCGAGCGGACGGTGCGGAGGTGGGTCACAGCCTGGAAGACTGCTGGCCTCGTGGAGGAGGCGGGGACGAGACAGGCTGGACCGAAGGGAGGGAAGCCAGAACCTCTTTTTCAGTGTGTTGCCCTTAAGTATCTGGGTCAGGATGTCCGTAACCTCCCTGATTTCTTTCAAACTCGTTCTGCTGGAAGGGATGTGGTTACGGACACGGTTTTGGCCATAACCCCCGAGGCTGATTTGTCCGTAACCCCTGAGGCCCCCGAGAGCGATGTCTTACCTGAGACACCAGAGACGCAGAGCACTCCTGAGGATGGGTTGACTCAAGTGGGTGTTTCTGGGCCCGAGCCAGAATACGCCGCAGCTGCGGACACAGGGACCTCTCAAGGAGAGGTGTCCGTAACCCCCGAGGACGAAACTCAGTCAGCGGAAGCGATCTCGGGGAATGAGGTTTCGGTTACGGACACGGAGAGAGTCATCTTTAGGGACCCCCCTCAGGCCCCCGCAGCCCCTGACCCCGAGGACAGCGAGTTGGGTCAACCCAAACAGGGTGAAACCCCGAGTACGGACACCACTGACGTACCGGCCTGGCTGCGGCTGGTTCGCCGGGGTCGAGGGGCCTGGGACATCGACTCGTTTCGCTTGAGCTGATGTGACCAGTTCTGGATGGGGCAGCTGTGCATGCTGTCCCATTCCTGTAAGCTGCATTTACAACTGAGTTTCAGCTTTTGCCGGAACTCTTTTTTCATCCACACTCTTTATGCCTCTTCACGTTGAACACGCCTGGCGTCAGGCCACCGGCTTTGAGCTGACTGCGACGCAGGTTGAGACCGTCGAGTCCGTCCTCGGGGGCGTTGATGCCGGAGATCACGCAGTGATTGAGGGGCCGGCCGGCACAGGCAAGTCGACCCTGATGTCGGCGTTGATCCTCGAGGCCGTCTACCGGGAGTACCGGGTTGCGATTGCCGCGCCGACGCACAAGGCCGCCAAGGTGCTGAGCCGCATGCTGGGCCGGCTGTCTGATGCCACGGAGCAACCACTGCCCCAGCCCGTGACGATTCACAGCCTGCTGAAGCTGGTGCCAGCGCCGTCGCGCCCGGGGCAGCCTGAGATGCTCAAACAGAAGGGGCAGCCCAGCCTGCGGGACTTCGACCTCCTGATCGTCGATGAGTGCTCGATGATCGGGAAGGAGCTTCACCGCTACATCATGGAGGCGGTGGAGGAGGCAGACATTGCGCTGCTGTTCACCGGTGACTCCTGCCAGCTGCAGCCGGTCAACGAGTACAGGAAGAGCCCCAGCTTCACGACGGGCACCCGGTACGTGTTGACCGAGGTGCTGCGGCACGACGGCGCGATGCTGAAGCTGGCCACCCGAGCACGGAAGCTAGAGCGGCCTCAGGTGCTGGCCGACGCGGAAGGGGGCACCCAGGTGGTGACCTACGACAGCTCGGCGGAGCTGCGGAGCGGGTGGCTGAGGCACCTCACCGAGCTCGGGGATGCAGCAGCTACGTCGCCGGTGATGCTGTGCTGGACCAATGCGAACCGGCGGCAGTTCAATCGGGAGGCCCGGCGCCAGCTGCATGGGCCGGAGGTGCCGGATTTCATGGTGGGGGATCAACTCGTCACGTTGAGTGCCTACATGGACGGTGATCAGGTGCTGATTCCAAACAACGCTGATGTGAATGTCACAGCAGCTCGGTATTTGGATGAATACTGGGTGCTTGATAAGTACAGCTACTCCGCATGGGAGTTGGAACTCGACGGTGAATACACAGTTCACGTCCTATCAGATGACTCGAAGCTTGCGTACAAACGCGACATCAAGGAGCTGGGGGCTTCGATCTCGGGGGAGCTGAAGCCGGCTGAGGCCAGGGTGGCGGAGCTGATCGCTCGGTTGCCTGGTGGGGGTGGCTTCCAGGCAGAAGCGGAGCTGCGGGCGGCCAAGCAGGCGCGGGATGCTGTTCACAGGCGGTGGGCGCTGGAGTATTTCCCACTCAAGGAGCACTTCATCGAGGTGGATTTCGGCTTCGCCTGCACGATTCACAAGTCCCAGGGCAGCACTTTCCCGCATGTCTACGTGTGGAACGACTACGAGCGGAGCTCAGAGCGCAAGGAACTGCTCTATGTGGCCATCACCCGGGCGTCGCAGACGCTTCACCATGTCCATGTGGGCCTGCAGCGTCAGGCGGCATAGCTTCTGAACTTGTCCATTAGCGATTCATCACCTTTCCAGAATGCCTGTTTTTTCCCCGAGTGAGCATCGCAAAGTGTTGGATTCTCCTGACTTTTTAATAGCAAGGGGTCCGAAGGATGCTCACGCGCTGCTGCAGAAGCTGGAGAGCCTGGTGGAAGAGGGGGGCGCCCTCGGGGTGGACACCGAGACCACAGGTCTGGACCCGAGGGCTGATCAGGTGCGACTCATCCAGGTCGCGTCTGCGACGTCGGCCCTGCTGGTTGATCTGGACGGGTGGCGGCGGCCGGGCGAGCGGCTGGTGGACTGGGAGGAGTGGCCGGGGCTGAAGGAGCTCCGGGCGCTCTTGGAGGGGCCGCGTCCGAAGGTGCTGCAGAACGCCGCGTTTGACCTGGGCTTCCTGCGGGGGGAGGGGGTCGATCTCGGGGGCTTGCTGTTCGACACGATGGTTGCGGCGAAGCTGATCAACAACGGGACCGGCAACAAGAACGACCTCGGGAGCATCACCAAGCGGCAGTTGTCGGTGGAGCTGCCCAAGGAGCTGCAGAAGGCTGATTGGAGTGGTGAGCTCAGCGCGGAGCAGCTGGAGTACGCGGCGCGGGACGCGATTGTGTTGCCGCGCCTCGCGGAGCAGCTGCGGCAGGGGTTGGCGTCAACAGAGGTCCAGGGCGAGCCCATGACGCAGATCTTCGAGCTAGAGATGAGCTGCCTCAAGCCGATCGCTCTGATGCAGTGGCACGGCTTCGGGTTTGATGCAGCCGGCGCTGCGCAGCTGCTTCAGAAGCTCGAGCAGGAGGCTCAGGTCAAGATGCGGGCCATGCTCGAGCACCTGGATGAGGCGATTCGGCTGAAGAACCCGGAGGATTCAAGCACCTGGCTGCCCCGCAACGAAGACGGCAGCTTCAACACCAACGCCAGAGACAGTGGCTCAATCCGCCTGGGCACCAAGGTGTACGCCGGCTTCAACCCGAGGTCGGATCAGCAGATGGCGCTGCGCTTGCAGCAGGCCGGCGTGATTCTACGGCCCAATGACAAGGGGAAGCCGTCGATGGATCAGAACCTGCTGGCGTTCATCAAGGGGGAGTTCCCTCTGGTGGCTGAGTACCTGGCCTGGAACAAGCAGATGACGTTGATCTCCCATGTGGAGAAGCTGCTCAACTCGATCGGGCCGGATGGCCGGATCCACGGGAGCTACCGCCAGATGGGGACAGACACTGGGCGGCTCAGTGCTGCGTCTCCCAACCTGCAGCAGATTCCGCGCTCGGGGGAGTTCCGGCGCCTGTTCCGGGCGGCAGAGGGCTACCGGCTGGTGGTGGCTGACTTCAGCCAGGTGGAGCTCCGGGTGGCGGCCCAGCTCTCGGGGGAGGAGCGGATGATCGAGGCTTACCGAGCGGGACGAGATCTGCACACCGAGACCGCCGCTTTGATTACGGGTAAACAGTTTGAAGATGTGACGAAAGAAGAGCGGACTTCTGCGAAGATCTCAAACTTCGGACTTTTATATGGAGCTGGTGCAGCGACATTGCAAAAACAAGCTGTCGCACAATACGGTGTAGATCTTTCCTTCGCTGAAGCTAAGGAGCTTGTGACTGGGTTTCGTGAAGCTTATCCTACGCTTAAAAAGTGGCAAGATAAAGAGGGCAACAAGACAACAAAAGCGGTGACCACTCGCATTGGCCGGCGGCGCATCCTGACGGGGTTCAACGACAAGTACACGACGCGGATCAACACCCAGGTGCAGGGGACAGCCGGGGATATTGCTAAAACGGCGATTGCGTTGCTATGGCAGCAGCTTGAAAGAACCCCCGAGGACGAAGCTCGTCTGATTTCGATGGTTCACGATGAGATCGTGATGGAAGTTCGAGCTGATCATGTCGATCTATGGCAGAAACGACTGTCTTGTGCCATGGAAGATGCAGGGAACAGCATCTGCAGCGATGTTCCCATTGTTGCCGAAGCATCATCTGGTGAGACTTGGGCTGACGCCAAGTAACCAGCACGGGACAAGAGCAATTACGCCCTAGACTGGATAGGCGTTTACTTCACTCCAATGCTTACCGGTCAAGAGCTTCTCGACTTTGTCGCGGAGCACGAAGAGCTCAATCAGAACCAGCTGGCTCAAGCTGCTGGTTATACCCGGATCACCAAGACCGACAAAAAGCAGGTTTTGGTCGGCCGCTTCAACCAGGCTCTGCTCAAAGCCAAGGGCGTCAATGTGCGGGTGGGCCGGGCACCGGGCAAGACCGCCCAGTACACGACCACGGTTCACAAGAGCGGTGTCGTCCTCGTGGGGCGGATCTACAGCGAGAAGTTCGGCCTGGAGCCGGGCAATGAGCTGGACATCGTCCTCGAGGACGACTGCATCAAGCTGGTGCCCAAGCCGGCTCCTGCCTGCCCGCCCAAGCTGCCATCGCTGACGAAGGCTTGAACCAGGCAGAGGCCCGGCTCCACTTCATTCGGCGTCTCAATCAGGTCGCGCAGCGGCTCCCAAACGGGCTGCTGCAGCGCCTGGTTGAGGACGCCGAGTTCTTTGCGGAATGGCAGCAGAGCAAGCAACGCTCTCGGGGGAGTAGCCGGGCTGCCCAGGCCGGCCGGTGGCGGGACCAGGCGGAGGCTCGCTACTGGCGGGGCATCAACCGCTGACTCCTGACCGATTCAGGAACTGGTCAACAGCCCGTTTGCGGTGGAAGCGATACCGAGGGCGCTTGGCTGTGCCGATGTTGCGGACGGCATCGCCATGGATGACACCTTTGGACATCTGGTAGACGAGGGCTTTGGTGTCGGCCAGGCCCACCAGGCGGCAGAACTCCTTGGAGTCCACCCAGTCACTCGTGGAGGGTGTCTTCAAGGCGTAGAGGACGCGATCAAGCTTGCGCTCCAGGTCGTCGATGCGGTTCAGGACGTCTTCCAAGGTCTAACTAGATCTGGATAGATCCTAGTGCATCCTCTACAGGTTGAATGCAGCCATGGACCGGGTGATGCGGTGCTCCTCCATCCAGCGCTTGTAGGTGGCCTCGTGGGTCTGCAGGCTGTGTCCCATGAGTCTTGCACCGAGCTCGGGGGGTACGCCGTTGTCCATCAGTCGCAGGGCATAGGCGTGCCTCAGGCTGTATGGCTTGATCGTGATCTGGGCCCGCTCCAGGGCATCGCCGAAGACCTTGGCCAGGGTGTGGGCCGATTGGGTCGGCCGGGGAAGGGTGCGCAGCTCGAAGCGCTCGATCCAGGTGCTCGGGCAGGCCGTGACCTGGCGGCTGCCGGTCTTGGTGGCGTCTGCCACCCGGATCCAGTCCTCGGGGAGCCACTCCAGCTCGACGACCTCGTGGGGGCGGAGGCCGAAGGCGCTGCACATGCCCCAGGTCCAGCGCCAGTGGGGTTGGCGGAGCGAGTCCCAGGCCGCCTCGATTGCGGTGTCGCTGGGGATGTCCCGGGGGCGGAGGGCGGCGGCACCGTAGCCACGGGCAGCGGCCTGCACGGGCTCGGGATCCAGGCCGACGGCCTTGGCCACCTGGGCCAGGAGGTTGCCCTGGTCTCGGCGGCCGGCAGTGCCGGGGGGCATGCGGTTGAGGACCCGGACCAAGGTGGCAGAGGTGATCGCCCCTGAGGGCGGGAGCTTGCCCAGGGCGGGGGCCCACTTCTTGGTCCACGCCTGTTGACCGCGCTCGGGGGAGGTGCGGTACTTGCTGGCGTGGAGGCGGCGGGCAGCGGCGCAGAAGTCGTCGACGGTGAGGGTGCCGGCGCTGGCTGGCTGGTCCCAGGCCGCCCAGGTGAAGGTGCCGGTGCGGAGCTGGTGGCTCAGCTCGATGGCGCGGCGCTCGGACTCGGGGAGGGCGGAGTAGTCCGCAGGTAGTCCAAGGGAGATGCGCTGCTGGCGGCGGCGGGCTGGGTTGTCGCGCTCGGGGAGGGTGGCGCGGAGGTGCAGGGAGGCGCCTCTGCGCTCCACGCAGCAGCGGTGGTGGCCGGCCTTCAGGCGGGCGTTCATCTCCCCGAGCGCGGTGTCCACCGACAAGTCCGTGGCCTAAAACCTGGACTAATTTTGCCCTCCAGGTGGGCCTAGGTCGACCTAGCCGGCTCGAAACAGAAAAGCCGCTCCTCAGCTAGAAGCGGCTTTGTGACTGGGGTTTGAGTCGGTGGTTGGCATCGGAGCGGCGGGATTTGAACCCACGACCCCCACTACCCCAAAGTGTTTGGTACTTGCTGAGATCGGTTGACGTAGCTGGCTTCTGAGCTTTGCTGCCAAATTGTTGGACTACTCCTGGCCTAGGTAGCTTGTGAAGTAGCCCTTTCGTCATGGCTCGCAGCACGAATCACAACAGCTGGGAGGGCGTGGAGCGCCTGGCTGAAAAAGCAGGCGCCAAGTACCCCGAGCTCGTGGCAGCTCAGTGGGCCCTGGAGAGTGGCTGGGGAAAGCAGGCTCCCGGGAACAATTTCTTTGGACTGAAAGGTCCAGGGCAGTTGTTAGACACTACAGAGTTTGAAAACGGGAAGGAAGTCGAGGTTGCAGATCAGTTCTTGCAGTTTGAAGGGATAGAGGAGTGCGTTAATTATCTAGTCACTAGATGGTACAAAGATTGGAAAGACTACAAAGGCGTCAATAGAAACAGCACGCGAGAAGGGGCGGCTCGGCAGCTGCAGAAGGAGGGCTACGCCACCAACCCCAACTACGCGAACAAGCTGATCGAGCTCATGCAGGCCCATGCAGGCGGGACTCAAAAGACTGAGAAGGATTCCCAGCCTGTGCTGTTCCGTCTCAAGGCCAAGCAGGCCACAGCGTTGAAGAAGGAACCCAAGCAGGTCACCGAGCTCGGGGAGAAGGAGACGGTCCAGGTGGCGCCGGGCCGGATCTACGAGGTGCTGCTGCTCAAGGAGCTGGCAGCGGACGCTCATGACTGGGTGAAGCTTGGGCACGGAGCTGGCAACTGGTTCATCTGGGGCCCCCATTGGGAGCGGGTGTTGCCAGTGGCCAATCCCCCCGAGGGCGGGGTGCCGACGACGGTCAACTGGGCAGATTTCACGTGTCCGGTGACGAAGAACTTGACCGTGGGCGAGGTACTGCAATGGGACAAGCGGAGGGCGCCGGCCTCGGGGTCGAGTGTGGAGCGTCGGATCCTGGCGACGGTGCGGGAGTTTCAGAAGATCAGGGACGCCTGGGGCCAGTCCCTGGAGGTGACCAGTTTTTATAGACCGGAGCCGATCAATCAGCAGGTCGGTGGGGTGCCTGGGTCACGTCACGTGAGCGGGGAGGCGTTTGACATCTACCCCAGCAAGGGGGATCTGAATCGGTTCTACCAGTGGGTGCGCGTGAGGTGGACAGGTGGCCTGGGTGATGGACGTTCTCGGGGATTCGTGCATCTGGATACGAGAAATGGAGGCCATTTCGTGCCTGGGGCTGGGGCGCGGCCGGCGGCTGAGTGGGATTATTGAGGAGGGCACAAAAAACCGGGCCCGTTGGCGCGGCGCCCGGTGGGGTGGTGGATGGTTGGGGGATTGTAGGGCGGAGAAGTCGGGGGCGCTACGGGGGGTTAGGCGTCAGGCTGGGGGCTCTGCGGCTGAAAGCCTCTTGGCGGCTCCGATACACCCGCCCGCTCACGCCGCTGGTGGCCGCCAGGGTGGTGGCGACTTGGGCGAGGATTTGTTCGCGTTTGGTGGTGGTCATGGGATCGCCGCCGCAATGGCGTCGATCAGAGCGGTCACGCGGGTGTCAAGTAGGGCGAGATCGAGGGATTCGCCGATGGAGTAGAAGGCTAGGCGGGCGTTAGTAGGGAAGGCCCCGCCAGTGGCGGAAAACACCATGAGATCAAACGACGACGGCGACTGGCTCGTTTCCGTGCGGGAGTCTTGGGCGCCATTTGCGCGGCGTGTATAATTTGTTGAACTGGATCGGTTAGTAGCCACAAACCCTACGGGCAAAGCTGACAGACGTGTGCCGGCTGTGTTTGCTCTGTTGCGCGCAAAAGTGCCCGGACCGTCTCGGCCCATGTTGCTAATGCCAGTCTCGGTCGTTGTCACGCCACCGCCCATGTAGACGGAAGTCGCAGACGCTATCACCGTGACATGGCAGCTCATATGGAAGCTATTTTGCGGGTCCGCGTTGTTGTTGCGGTTGCTGTTCAAATACTTCGTGCTTCCATTCCCCACTAGCCCCGTCTTCCTGTTGTAATCCCCCGCCACAAAATTAAAGTTCGTCGGCGCCGTCCCCACCAACGGCACCAGCGCGCCGGCCAGTGTGCGGGCTCCGGCCATGATCGGCGCGGCCTTGATGATGCTGTTGGCCTGGCTCAGTACGCCGCCGCTGCTGCCTAGCTCACCTGTGTCCAGGCAGGCGCGGATGAACACGTCGTAAGCATCGCGCACGCCCACTTCCAGGCCCAGCGTGTTGCCCGCTGCTACATCAGCAGCCACCACCCGGTCGATGTAATCCTGAACAGGGCCGATGTAGGCGCTAAACCTCCCCGTTCCAACCCAGATAATCGCCATCAGTCCACCCTCTCCCAGATCAGCGATTCCCGTTCAGGCGTCGCGGGATCATCCGGCAGGAACTGCCCGCCCTCGCCACGGGCTTGCGACACCACCCACAGATCACCGGCAGCGTCCACCCACTCCTGACCCACGCTCGCGGCAGCAGGCCGCAGGGAGCCGCCCAGTGCGGCGACGAATCCATCGGGCAGGTGTAGGGCAATCGCCAGTGCGCGAACCTCCTGCAGCAGCTCGGCGGACACCAGCCCCAGCCGGCGTAGGCCCAGCCAAGCTGCCCGAAAATCGTCCACGTCACCGCCACCGGCAGCGGCCAGCAGGGTGGCAGGCAGGCTGAGCGCTGCAG